AGCATGCACGCGCTGGCGTGGCCGATCTCGGGAAATTTGGCGCCGAGGTTTGACGATGCTTCGCTCCAGTCCCCTCAAGCGCAAGGCTCCGCTCGGACAGCGCGGGCCGATCCTCAAGTCGACGCCGACGTTCCGGCAGCGTAAGTGTGCCGTCAAAGGCTGCTCCAACCGCTTCCAGGCTCGCAACATCAGCCACAAGTGCTGCGGCGCCGAATGCGCAGAGATTTACGCCATAGCCGAGCGCAAACGCCTCGCAGCCAAGCAGGCCAAGGCAGAGCGCGCCGAGACCAAAGCCAAGTTGCTCGCCCTAGAGCCGCTCGAGTACTACCTGAAGAAGGCTGAACGCGCTTGCAATGCCTATATCCGTGCTCGAGACGCTGGCCAGGGTTGCATTTCCTGTGGCCGGCACGACGCCGATGTCTGGAATGCTGGCCACTTCATCAGCGTAGGCGCGAACAGCACGCTTCGCTACGACGAGGACAACATTCACCTGCAATGCGCCCGGCCATGCAACAAGGACAAGGGCGGCAACATCGTCGAATACCGCAAGGCGCTGCTGAAGAAGATCGGCCCTGAGCGATTGACTCGTCTCGAGGGCTGGCACTCGCCAGTCAAGCGCACTGTCGACGACGTACTCGCAATCGAAGCGCACTACAAGGCCAAATTGAAAGCACTGAAGGAGACAACGTGAAGCCAGTCACCAAAGAAGAATTCGAGCGGTTCATCGCCTCTTACCCGCGGCCGCTTGATCGCGACATCATGCGTATGGCAGAGCCGCCAGTCGTCACCTACAACGATTTCAGCCTTGGCATGTGGCCGCTGTCCATCGTGGCGCAGCACACGTTCGATGCCCCGGGAAGCATGACGCCCAGCGAATGGGCAGTTAAGGAGGCCCCATGATCGATCCCGATTTCCCCGTCGTCCCGCTCTGCATTCTGGCCTTCTTTGCCGGCTTTGCATGTGCTATCTGGCTTGCCATCGCATTTGATCATGGCGCGCGAGAGATCGCGGAGAAGACCGAATGCGAGGAGGCGCCATGATGCTTACACGCGAACAAGCCGCCGCGACTTGGTGCCCAATGACCCTCGTCGCGCGCATGCCGAACAACCCGCCTGGATGCAGTTGCATTGCCGACAAATGCGCGATGTGGCGATGGGGAGACACGAAGCCTGAAACGAAGGAACAGGTAGTCGAGGTGCGCGTTGCTCACGTCGGCGGCGTCGTGACCAACGAGAAGCGCATAGAGCGCGTACTCGTCGACATGCCGTATCGCGGCTACTGTGGCTTGGCTAACTGGCCTAGGATTGCAGGAGGTGCCGATTGACCGCATACAACGACATCGACAGCCGTTTAGTCAATTGGTCCCGCTGGCTCCGATCCATGGAGCATAATCGCGGCTCCTGCATCACCGGCATCATCTGCGCCAACATGCGCGAGGCTGCGCTTGGCAACGTGTGGAGTGGCCACGACGTCATCGACAGGATCGACATCGACGACGCGCAGCACCTAGAGCGCTCAATGCGCAAGCTGCTCAAGCCAGTGCGCGACGTGCTCAGGCATCACTACGTCGAGGGCATGCGCTGGCAGATCATCTGTCGGCACGCCCGGGTGCGGGTGTCGCGAGAGCATTTCGCCGCGGTGCTCAAAGGGGCGCAGGCTGCGATAGAATCGGTAGTCGAAAAGAACGAGGAGGCATGCGCATGAACTACCGCGCCATTCTCAAGAAGGCCGCAGATGCCGCCGGAATCACGCTGCTGGACTGGCACGATAACTGGGCGGATTTTGGCCCGGGCTACCGATACATCGACGAGGAAGGCATGCCGCAATGCTGGAACCCGATCAACGATGATGGCGACGCGATGCGTTTGGCGGTTACGCTGAGCATGCGCGTCGTCGTGGACATCAAAGCGACTTTTGCGCAGTCGACAGCGTTGAACGCCACCCCGTGGACCATCATGCACAGCGGCGATCCGCGAGGCGCAACCCGTTATGCAATAGTCCGTGCTGCCGCTGAGATCGGGAAGGCTATGCCATGATGGTCGCGGAACTGAAAGGCGCGCTGCTGGATTACTGGGTGGCGCGCGCATGCGCGTACGTAGCCGAGCTGGAGCCCGACGTTTGTTCCGTGCCAGGCTTGCCGGATGAACTGCAACTGCAAGGGATTAGGGGTGGCACGTCTGATATCTATTCGCCGAGCCGCTACTGGGAGCAAGGCGGCCCGATCATCGAGCGCGAAGGCATCACGCTCTGCTTCTCGGGCAATGTCGTTGCGAACAATAAATGGGAAGCATACACGGGTGCCATGCAGACCTACGACGGCCTTGAAGGTGATCACATGGCAGTAGGCCCGACTCCGCTCATTGCCGCCATGCGCGTCTATGTGACATCGAAATTCGGCGATGAGGTTGCCGCCGACACAAAACAGCTTGACTCCAAGCAAACTAAGCAGTAAATTCCAAGCAACAACTAATTCCCGTCACTCTGACGTGTCGATTGCTCCCATGCGGGAGCTTTCGGCCGCCTGAAGAATCCGAAGCCCTGCGATCAGCAATGACGCGGGGCTTTTTGCTTTGGAGCTCACCATGCCGCTCAAGAAAAGCCCAAGTGAGAAGGCGTTCAAAGAGAACGTCAAGAAGGAAGTCGCTGCCGGCAAGCCGGTGAAGCAAGCTGTCGCGATCGCATACAGCGAGAAGCGCGAGGCTGCGAAGCATTCCAAAAAGCGCTAACCGATTGTCTCCGCCCGAAAGGGAACTCAGGCCCGGCCTCACACGCCGGGCCATTTTTTTGACCGATTGCCATGGCCCGCCCATCGAAGTTCAAGCAGGAATACATCGAGCAGGCGCGGAAGCTGTGCAAGCTCGGGGCGACAGATCGTGAGTTAGCCGACTTCTTCGAGGTCACGGAGAAAACGTTAAACAACTGGAAGCTCGAAAGCGACGAGTTTTTACAGTCCTTAAAAAGCGGCAAGGACGAAGCGGACGATCGTGTGGAACGCAGCCTGTTTGCGCGCGCTGTCGGATATGTGCACGACGACATCGATATCCGTGTAGTTGAAGGTCGGATCGAACAGACCCCAATCGTCAAGCACTACGCGCCGGACACTACGGCGGCCATCTTCTGGCTGAAGAATCGCCGCAAGGAAGAATGGCGCGACAAGGTGACGCAAGAGCACACCGGCCCCAATGGCGGGCCAGTTGAAACGGTGACTCGCATTGAGTTAGCCCCGCTGAGGAAATGACGACCGCACGGATTGAGATCCCCGAGAAGCTGATTCCGGTCTTCGAGGGTGACGCTGACGTGCGTGGTGCGCGTGGCGGCCGTGGTTCGGCAAAGACGCGTTCGTTCGCCAAGATGATCGCCCTGCGCGGCTACATCTACGGCATGGGCGGCATCACTGGCCAGCTGCTGTGTGCGCGCCAGTTCATGAACTCGCTGGACGACTCCAGTCTTGAGGAATGCAAGCGCGCCATCGAGGAAGAGCCGTTCCTGGCTGCGTATTACGACGTGGGCGACAAGTTCATCCGCTCGCGTGATGGGCGCATCTGGTTCTCGTTCGCCGGCCTGGATCGCAACATCGCCAGCATCAAGTCGAAGGGCCGCATCCTGATCTGCTGGGTCGACGAGGCTGAGCCGGTCACGGATGAGGCGTTCACCACGCTGATCCCAACGTTACGCGAGGAAGGCGAGGACTGGAACGCCGAACTGTGGGTGACGTGGAACCCAAAGCGCAAGACGGCATCGGTCGAGAAGCGTTTCCGCAACTCGGACGACCCGCGCATCAAGATCGTCGAACTGAACTGGCGCGACAACGAGAAGTTCCCGGCCAAGCTGGAACGCGAGCGGCAACGTGATCTGCGCGAGCGGCCGGATCAGTACGACCACATTTGGGAAGGCGGCTATGCGACGGTCATCGAGGGCGCGTACTTCGCTGCCAGCCTGACCCTGGCCAAGACTCAAGGCCGCATCGGACGTGTGGCTGCGGACCCGCTCATGACGCTACGTGTGTTCGTCGACATCGGCGGCACAGGCGCGCGGGCGGACGCATTCACGATGTGGGTGACGCAGTTCATCGGCAAGGAAATCCGCGTCTTGGACTACTACGAGGCTGTCGGTCAGCCACTCGGCACGCACCTAGAGTGGATGCGCGAGCGTGGCTACAGCCCGAAGCGTACACAAATTTGGCTGCCGCACGACGGCTCGACACAGGACAAGGTTTTTGACGTGTCGTACGAGTCCGCGCTGAAGTCTGCCGGCTACACCGTCACCGTCGTTCCCAACCAGGGCAAAGGTGCGGCAAAGGCGCGTATCGAGGCTGCACGTCGGCTGTTCCCATCCATGTGGTTCAACGCCGAGACGACCGAAGCAGGACGTGAGGCGCTGGGCTTCTATCACGAGAAGCGTGACGAGGTACGCGGCATCGGCTTGGGCCCGGAGCACGACTGGTCCAGCCATGGCGCCGACTCATTCGGCCTGATGTGCGTGGCATACGAAGAGCCGCAGGCTTGGGGCGATGACGAAGAAGAGGATCCGGACTACACCGGAAGATCAGCAATTGGCGGCTACTGATGGCATACGAAAAAATCGACATTGAAGGCTACCAGGGCGACGCGCCGGAGGAGAAACAGCATCCGTCCGTCCTGCTGCAGTCCTTCATCGGTCAGGCCAATATCGTACCGATGCTAGACGCCGACGTCGTCCGCAAGATCGGTATAGAGGTCACCCGCGGCTATGACGCCGACCACGCCAGCCGTGCCGATTGGGAGAAGATGACCAAGACAGCCATGGAATTGGCAATGCAGGTCACGCAGGCGAAGAACTGGCCGTGGCCAGGCGCCGCCAACGTCAAATATCCATTGATCACGACCGGCGCCATCCAGTTCAGCGCGCGCGCCTACCCTGCGATCATCCAGGGCGAACAAGTCGTCAAGGGCATGGTCATGGGACCGGATCCGGATGGCACGAAGCAGGAGCGTGCCGACCGCATCGGTCACCACATGTCCTACCAACTGCTGGAGCAGATCAAGGACTGGGACGAGGATACCGACAAGCTGCTGCTGCAAATCGCCATCGTCGGCTGCTGCTTCCGCAAGACCTACTTCGATACCACCTTGGGCCGCCCACGCAGCGAAATGGTGCCGGCGAAGTACGTCGTATATGACCATGCCACGCCTTGGAAGGATCTGCGCCGTATCACGCAGTGCCTGACGCTCTACAAGAACGACGTGATCGAGCGCGTGCGCGGCGACATCTATGTCGATGTGCAGCTAGCCACGCCGGCGGGCTGCACGCAGGACGACGACCCGGCCTACGAGTTCCTTGAACAGCACTGCTGGTACGACTTGGACGGCGACGGCTACAAAGAGCCATATGTCGTCACCGTCGTTAAGGAGACGTCGGAAGTGGCACGCATCGTCGCCCGCTTCGACGAAGAAGGCATCTACCTGAATGCCCGCGGCGAAGTATCGAAGATCGAGCCGGTCAGCTACTGGACGAAATACCCGTTCATGCCGAATCCGGACGGCGGCTCGTATGACGTCGGCCTTGGCCTGCTGCTGAACCCGATCAACGAGACGATCAACACGGTTCTGAACCAGTTGCTGGATGCCGGCACGCTGGCGAACACGGGCGGCGGCTTCATCGGCACTGGCCTGAAAATGAAGGGCGGCACGGCCAAATTCGCGCCGGGCGAGTTCAAGCCGGTCGACAGCCAGGGCGGCAAGATCGCAGACAGCATCTACCACATGCAGTTCCCCGGCCCGAGCCCTGTCCTGTTCCAGCTGCTGGGCATGCTGATCGAGGCCGGCAAGGACATCTCGTCCGTCAAAGACATCCTGACCGGCGAGCAGCAAGTCAACCAGACCGCAACGACGACGCTGGCCCTCATTGAGCAGGGCCTGAAGGCGTTCACGGCGATCTACAAGCGCGTGCACCGCTCACTGAAGCAGGAGTTCGCGAAGCTATTCCGCCTGAACCGGCTGTACCTGCAGCCTACGGAATACTACCTCTTCCAAGACAAGTCGGAGCCGATCTTCCAGCAGGATTATCAGGGCGATGGCACCGATGTGGCACCTGTGAGCGACCCGAATCTGGTCTCGGATGCCCAAGAACTGGCGCGTTCGGAAGCGCTGATGCAGTTCAAGGGCGATCCGTTCATCAATCAGGTGGAGCTACGTCGCCGGTTCCTCCGGGCTCTCAAGGCGCCAGATATCGACGCGCTGATCGTCACCGAGCCGCCGGCTGCGCCGCCAGACCCGAAGGTGATGGAAGTCCAGGGCAAGCTCGCCGCGATGGAAGTCGAGGTGAATGCCAAGGCCGAAAAGATGATGGCCGAGATCGAGAATCTTCAGGCCCGTAATGCCGATCTCGAGGCATCTGCCACGCTGAAATTGGCACAGGCAGAAGCAGTCGGTGGCGAACAGCAATTCGCGTTCTTCATGGCCCAGGTTCAGCACATGCTGGACAGCCATCTAGAGCAGACCAAGGCAGCTTTACAACCGCAGCAACCACAGGGAGATAGCAATGGCAGCAGAGGGAATGAGCAAGGAGGATTACCAGCAGTGGAAGGACCATCCGCTGACGCAGAGGTTCCACCAGTACCTGAAGGATTACCGGCAGGCGCTGATGGAGAAATGGGCGCAGGGGGCGCTGGCTCCGAGCAGCCCGGAAGCGCTGATGGCGGTGGCGCGTTGCCAAATGGCTGACGAGATCGCCACGCTGGACGACGACTCGATCGCCGAGTTTTACCGTACTACCCAAGTTAAGGAAGGAGCGAACTGATGTACCAACAGATCAAGCAACTGGCCGATGATGCATTGGCCCTGCAGAACAAAGACCGCATGGACGCAGCCCTGCGTCAGATCAGCGCCATGTGCGACATGGCAGCCGAACAGCAGCCGGAGCAGCCCAATGATGAGCAGGACGCAGAACAGCCGGCCGACAATAGCGCCGATACCTCGGAAGGCGATGCGCAATGAGCGCGGCCATCAACACCTCCGGGATTTCGCCCGTCGAGTACAAGATTCTCATACTGCCCGAGCAGGCCGAGGAAACCGACGAAACGCTGAAGCGCGCTAAGGCCGCTGGTCTGCTTCTGGTCGACAAGACGACCGAGCGCGAAAAGATGGCACAGGTGAAGGGCCGTCTGGTCGCTGTGGGCGGCAACGCGTTCGAAGACTGGGCCGGCCAAGTGCCGCAGCCCGGCGACGTCGTGTACTTCGCGAAGTACGCCGGCTATGTTGTCAAGGGCGACGATGGCCAGGAATACCGCCTGGCCAACGACAAGGACGTATCCGCAGTCCTGCAGCCCCGCTCCACCATCTAATAAGGAAGATTCATGCTCACTCTCAGGAAGTTTTACGTATTGCGTGCACCCGCTGATAGCGAAGGCGCGGAAACGGGCGGCGCTGCCGTGGTCGACAACCAGAACGCGGACGCCGAGACCAGCGACAAAGGTGCCGACGAGGCGCAGCAGCAGATCGAAACGCGTGCACGTGCGATGGGTTGGACCGAAAAGTCCGAGTTCAAGGGCGATCCCGCGAAATGGCGCGACGCCGCTGAATTCGTAGAGCGCGGCGAGAACCTGCTGCCGCTGGTGAAGGCACAGAACAAGCGCCTGGAGCGCGAAGTGGCCGAGCTGAAGCAGACCACGCGCGAACTTGGCGATTACCTGTCCAAGACCGAGCAGCGCGCTTACGACCGTGCCATCGCCGACCTGAAACAACAGCGTAAGGAGGCGATCGCAGCTGGTGATGGCGACGCCGTCGAGAAGGCCGAGGATCAGATCGAGCAACTGAAGTCCGATGCTGCAGCCAAGGCAGCCAAGCGCGCCGAGAAGAAGGACGACGGCCCGGATCCAGTCTATGCCGAGTGGGAGGCCCGTAATGCGTGGCTGAAGGATGCCGAACTGTCCGACTACGCAGAATTCGCGGCGCAAAAGCTGCGTGCCAGCGGCGAAAAGGCTACCGGCGCCGAATTCCTCGATATGGTTGCCGCAAAGGTGAAGGCGCAATTCCCGGCCAAGTTCACCAACCCGCGCCGCGAAACCGCGCAAGCAGTCGAAGGCGCAGCACCGGCTGCACGTCGAGGCGGCAAGTCGTACGCCGACATGCCGGCCGAAGCCCGCGCCGCCTGCGATCGTATGGCGAAGAACGGGTTTGGTGGTGACGAAAAAGCGATGGCCAAGTTCAAGGCCGACTACGTAAAACAATACTTTGACGAGGCATGATCATGAGCCGAGCACCCCGCGAATCCTCCCGTGAAGAATCAGGCAGAAGCACCCGCGTCCCATTGGGCGTGGCCCGTTCCAAGCTGACCGTTGCCGGCCGCCCCGGCTACGTTCGCCGCTGGATCAACGACTACGACGGCCGACTGCAGAACGCCCAAGACGGCGGGTATCAGTTCGTGCAGAACGATATCGTCAAGCAAATTGGCGACGCGGACATCGACAATGAAAACCGCGACCTGGGCGCACGCGTCTCCCGCGTGGTCGATAAGACCACCGGCCAGCGCGCGTATCTCATGGAAATCAAGGAAGAGTTCTATCAGGAAGATCAAAGGGCGAAGGTCGCTCGGGTCGAAGAAACCGACCGCCGCATCAAGAAGGGCAAGCTCGAAGAAGTCGAGGGTGCCTATGTCCCGGATCAGGGCCGCGGCATCCAGATCGAGACACGCGCTCGATAACCAAACATCCGGCGTTCGCGCCGATTCCCCATCATTCGGGCCGCCATTGAGTGGCCCTTGCCTTTTTTGGAGCATCCAATGGCAAATGCTGATACCCCGGCCGGCGCTACGCCGGCCATGCACCGTAACGGCGCCCCGTACAACGGCTCGTTCCGCGTGTATGCCCATCCTGCAAGCGATGGCACTGCGCTGATGATCGGCGACTTCGTAAAGTTGGCCGGCACCGGTGAAACCATCAATGGCCGCGTGCTGCAAGACGTGATTCGTGCCGCGACCGGCGATGTGATCGTCGGCGTGGTCGTTGGCGTCAAGCCGGACACGCAAGACAGCCTGCGCTACTGCGCGGCATCCACCCTGCGAGAAGTCTACGTGGCCGATGACCCCGATCTGCTGTTTGAGATTCAGGAAGGTTCCAGCGGTACCGCCCTGACCGCGAACGACATCGGCCTGAACATCAACTTCGTCGTCGCATCTGGCAGCACCGTCACGGGCCTGTCTGGCACGCAGCTGGACAATACCACCGAAGCGACCACCAACACGCTCGACCTGCATCTCGTTCAGCCGGCCCCGCGTGAAGACAACGCGATCGGCTATTCGTGCAAATGGCTGGTGACGATCAACCGTCACCAATATTCCAACCAAGTCGCAGGGGTCTAAATCATGGCTGGCATCATCAATACCGGTACCCATCCGAAAGCACTTTGGCCTGGCGTCTTCTCGATGTTCGGCCTGTCCTACAACAACCGCGACGAATGGCGTGATCTGGTCACTGTTCAGACCTCCGACAAGCATCGCGAGGAAATGGTCCAGAACAACGGGTTCGGCCTGGCTGCCATCAAGGAGCAAGGTGGCTCGATCGCCTATGACACCACGAGCCAGGGCGGCACCGCCACGGCCTACCACGTCGTGTACGGCCTGGGTTACATCATCACGCGCGAAGCTATCGAGGACAACCTCTACGAGAAGCTCGCGATGGCTCGCGCCAAAGCGCTGAAGCGTGCGATGGTCGAGACGAAGAACACCGTCGTCGCCAACTGGTTCAACCGCGGCTTCGATACGAACTACAACGTCGGCCCGGACACCAAGCCGCTGTTCTCGAGCACGCATACGTCGTCCTCGGGCAACCAGAGCAACACGCTGGCGACTGCTGCCGACATGTCGGAAGCATCGCTGGAAGACTTGGTCATCCAGGCCAACGGCGCAACCGATGACCGTGGCAATAAGATCGCGCTGCAGGTGCGCTCGCTGCACATCCCGCGTCAGTTGGAATTCGAAGCGGCCCGCATCCTGAAGTCGATCAACCAGAACGACACCGCCAACAACGCCATCAATGCGATGCGTGCGATGGGCACGTTCCCGGAAGGCTTCAAGGTCAACCACTTCTTCACCGATCCGGATGCGTTCTTCATCCGCACCGACGTGGAAGACGGCCTGACACTGTTCCAGCGCCGCGAGTTGGAGTTCACGAAAGACAACGACTTTGCCACGGAAAACGCCCTCGCAAAAGCGACCGAGCGCTATTCGCTGCAGATCGGCGACTTCCGCGAATGGTGGGGTAGCCCCGGCGCGTAAGCGAACCGGAATGCCAGCAGTGCCGGCTCTCTGTCCGGCAAATGAAATGGGTGGCTTTGGCCGCCCTTTCCTTTTTGGAGAACAACATGCCTTACTCGAACTTCCCGAGTGGTTTTGCCCAAGGGCTGACCATTCGTAATCTGCCGCTCACCATGATCAACCCGGGCAAGGTGTTCTGGGTCTACAACGGCACCGCTCTGCAGCCCGGCCAACGTGGTGGCTCGGACGGCAACAAGGGCACTTACGACTCGCCCTTTTCGACGATCGCCGGCGCACTGGCTCAATGCACCGCCGGCCGCGGCGACATCATCATGGTCAAGCCTGGCCATGCCGAAACCATCAACAGCGCATCCGTGCTGTCGCTGAACGTGGCCGATGTCGCCATCATCGGTCTCGGCACCGGCTCCAAGCGCCCTACCCTGACCTTCACTACCGCCAACACCGCGAACATCCCGGTGACGGCAGCGAACATCAGCATCAAGAACTTCCTGTTCGTGGCGAACTTCCTGGCTGTCGCTTCAGTGTTCACCGCGACCGGGACCGCTACCCCGACCGACTTCTCTGTCGAGAACTGCGAATTCCGCGATACCTCGTCGGTGCTGAACTTCGTGTCGATCGTCACCGGCAACGCCACTGCGAACAGCATGGACGGCCTGTCGTTCACCAACAACCGCATTTCCAGCCTCGGCACCACGGCAGCTACGACCGCGATCAAGTTCAGCTCCGCGACTGACCGCGTGACCGTTACCGACAACTTCGGCAACTGGGCGATCCTGAACGACACGGCGGCCATGCTGGCGGCCGGCGCGAACAACGTGACGAACCTCAACTTCGGCCGCAATCGTCTCAACCGTCCTAACACCAGTTCGACCGGCGGCTCGTTCATCAGCACCTCGGCAACCGCCTGGACCGGCCATGCATACGACAACTACATGTACCAGTTGGATAACACCGCTGGTATCTGGATCCCGACCGGTACTGGTCTGGCCTTCAGCAACAACTACAGCCCGATCACCGGCGCCGCTGACAAGTCGGGCCTGATCAATCCTGCTGCCGTCTAACGAAAGGAAATATCATGGCCTACTCTTCCGATTGGTTCCTCGAGCAAGCGCGCCTCGGGAACATGTACCATGCCTGCACCACGGGCGCCGTCACCCTGTCGACCGTCAGCGCAACCTGCACTGGTCTGGTCCTGTCCAACCCCATCGGCTCGGGCAAGAATCTGGTGGTGGAGAAGGTGCGCTTCGCCCCGTCGACCGCCCCTGCCGGTGCTGCAGTTGTTGGTCTTGCCATCAGCCCGGCCGTGCAGACGACCGAGGTCACGCATACCACGCCGGCGGTTATCCATAACGCCATTGCCACCGGCAGCAACCTGAATGTCGGCGTGGGCAAGGCTGATGCAGCCGCTACGCTCGGCGCCGCGCCTGTCTGGCTGCGCCCCATCGGCAGCGTCGTTGCAGCATCCTCGATCACTCCCGGCATGTACGTGGACGAAACCAAGGGCGACATCATCCTGCCGCCCGGCACGAACCTGTCGCTCTCGTACCTCACTACGGCTGCTGTCGGCATCGCCGAAATGACCTGGGTGGAAGTCCCGATCTAAACCATAGAGGGCTCCGGCCCTCGTTTCGGAGACTTCTCCATGGCACACACAGCAGACATCACCAAACTGCACGATGGCGATCGGTCGGCGGTTTTCCAAGTCTTCATCAAAGGCGATGGCACCAGCCCCGATCTGTCCAAGTTGACTTTGATCGACCCGAATGTTGATCTGACCCCAAAGCTTGGCAAGCGTCCGTCGCTTACGGTCACCGCACTCTGGTACAGCCTAGCCGGGTTCGATGCGCGCCTCGAATTTGACTACCTGAATGATGAAACGGGAGTCTGGGCGCTTGCGCAGGGCAACCCGGCCGACCTCTGCTTCGATTCTTTCGGCGGCATCAAGGACCGGTCTCCGATGGACGGCACCGGCAAGCTAATGCTGACGACGAGCGGGCTTCAGTCCGGCATCGGTTCGATCATCATCAAAGTACGGAAGGACTGACATGGAACCGTCCCTCAACTCCACGTCTATCGCTTACGAGGCAAGTCGCATTGTCAAGCCAACTCCCGGCACTCTTTATGGACTGACCGGCTACAACTCGAAGACGTCGGCGCAGTTCATCCTGATCTTCGACGCTCCGCAGCTTCCTGCTGATGGCGCAGTACCGGCAATCATCATTGCGGTTGCCGCTAGCACGCCATTCAGTCTCGACTATAGCGGTCTCGGGCGTCAATTCAAGCGCGGCATCGTGATCTGCAATTCCTCGACCGCTAACACGAAAACCATCGGCAGTGCTGATTGCTGGTTCGACGTCCAATACAGGTGATCCATGGCTAAGCTCTCTATCGGCGATGGTTCGGCGCGCGCAGTTGTCGGCACCACGACTAACGACAATGCTGCAGCGGGCAACGTCGGCCAGGTCGTGACCGCCACCGTGGCCAGTGGTAGCGCTGTTTCGCTCACCACCGACACGACTGCGAACGTGACCAGTATCAGTCTGACGGCAGGTGATTGGGATGTGAACGGTCAAGTCGATTATGTCCTGACCGGCGCCACCAGCACCTTGCAGCAAATGGGCCTGTCCCTGACATCTGCCACTTTGCCATCGCAGGCTGGCGGCAGTGGCTTGGGAACCGATCCGTTGCGCTCGTCGCTGCTGCAGACCACGACGATTACCGGAACGATGAATTTGCCAGTTGGGCCAGTGCGCGTTTCCATCTCAGCCACTACTACGGTCTATCTGGTTGCGCAGGCATCATTCTCGGCCGGCACTGTGACGTCCTATGGGACCATCAGGGCGCGGAGGGTGCGATGAACGACGAATTCATCCTGGGCGACGCGAATGCCATATGCGATGTATGTGGCTTCAAGCACAAGCTATCGCACCTGCGCAAGCGCTGGGACGGTGCCATGGTCTGCAAAGCTGATTGGGAGCCGCGACACCCGCAAGACTTCGTCAAGGCTCGCCCTGAGCGAAACCACGTCAAGGACGCCCGGCCGGGCGCAGATCCGCGCTTTGTCGAGGCCAACGAGATAACGGCAGCTGACCTATGACCACGAGCGGAACAAACACGTTCTCCCTCTCGCGCGACGACATCATCAATTCGGCCGCGCTGGAAACTGGGGACCTCGCGCTGGGCGACACCCTGAACGACGACACGCTGGCACAGTACAACCTGCGCCTGAATTCCTGGGTAAAGGCGCTGATGGCCGATGGCGCCAAGCTGTGGGCCATGCAGTTGGCTACGCTGTTTCTGGTGCCGGGGCAGGCTCAATATGCGCTTGGTGGCAGCGCGCATTGCACGACCAGTTACGTGCGCACGACGCTGGCAGCGAATGCCGCGGCAAGCGCGAGCACCGTGTCTCTGACCAGCTTTGCCGGCATGACGGCCGGCGACAACATCGGCATCCTGCTCGATAGTGGCACGCTGTACTGGACCACGATCAGTGGAACGCCCGGTGCGACGACGACGCTTGCCGTCGCCCTGACTGGTGCAGCATCCGCAGGCGCACAGGTCTTCACATATACGACTGCAATCAGCCGGCCGCAACGTATCGACCGTGATAGCGCGTATTGGCGATCGACCGCGCTGCAGGATACCCCGGTAGCGATGATCTCGCGAACCGAGTATGCGCAGTTGGCCACCAAGGGCACGCGAGGCAAGATCGTGCAGGCCTTCTATGATCCGCAGCTCGGCACCGGCCAACTGTCGATCTGGCCCACTCCGGACAGCGCATCCGATGTCCTGTGCTTCTGGTACGAGCGCCTCCTCGAGGATTTCAACGATGGCAGCGACACGCCCGACTTCGCTATCGAGTGGGGCGAGGCGCTGATTTTAGGTTTGGCCCACCGCATGGCGCCCACGGCTGGCCTGACGCTGGCCGAACGGCAGGACCTGGAGCGCCGCGCCCAGCTTGCACTGGACAAAGCCGAGGGTTACGACCGCGAAAATGTGGGCGTGTTTTTTCAGCCGGATATGCGATGACGCTTGACCTGCTGGATGTAGTCGATCCTTGGGTAGTACAGGCCCCATGGATGACGCCGCAGGACATCGTCGCGAACCTCGATGCTCAGGTCGAAGCAGGCGTGGCCCAGTTCTTTTGGTCTCGCGACGGACAAACCTGCTGGTTCGTCAGGCGCTGCACGAACCGTGTAGCGGACGTCCATCTATTTAGCCGATCGAACTCCATCGTCAAAAACTCACGCGAGATACAAGAGCGCGTGTGGGCTGGCACGCGCTATTCCCGGCTTGAGATGCGGACACATGTTCGCGGCGTGTGGGCACTGGCTCGGCGTCTCGGCTGGAAATACGAGGGCACTTGCAAAGCGTCGATCGAACTGGAGGATGGATCGGTCGTTGACGAACACACATACGGAATATTGAGATGAGCAAAGCACTCGGAACCATCGCTGGTGGCGTTGGCGGTTTTCTTATCGGCGGCCCAGCTGGCGCCGCAATTGGTGCATCGCTGGGTAGTGGCATCGATGGCAGTCGAGCAGCTAGCGACGCATCGAGCGCACAACAGCAGGCGGCTGATGCGGCTACCGCTGAGCAGCGCCGTGAATATGATATGACTCGCGCCGACCAGTTGGGCCTTCTGAAGCAGCAGCGAGAGGACCAGGCGCCGTGGCTTTCTGCTGGTCAGAACGCGTTGTCGAAACTCGCTTCTGGGATCGATCTCCCTAGTGACCCTGGCTATCAGTTCCGTCTCAACCAAGGTACGCAGGGTATCCAGCGCGCGGCATCTGCACACGGAGGCCTGTACTCAGGTGCAACCCTGAAGGCGCTGGCACGCTTCAATCAGGACACAGCATCACAGGAATATGGGAATTCCTGGGGTCGGTTGGCACAGCTTGCTGGCTTCGGTCAGAACGCAACCAATCAGGTCGGGCAAGCTGGTCAGAATGCCTACGGCACGATCGCAAACGCCGGCATGAATGCATCGAACAACATTGGCCAGAACCTTATGGGTGCTGGCAATGCTCGCGCTTCAGGCTATGTTGGAGGCGCGAATACCATCAACAATGGTATCGGTCAGGCGCTCAATTTCTACCAGAATCAGAATCTGCTTTCCAAGCTCTCGAAGGGCTGAAGGGGAACCATATGGCAATCGATCCAAGCATCGCCCTGAACGTCAAGCCAATCCAACTTGCCAACCCGCTTGAGCAGTACATGCAGGCGCAGCAAATCCAGCAGGCGCAGAACCAGGGTCGTCTGGCTGACCTGATGTATGGCGAGAAACAGCAGCAGATCGCGCGTGGGAACAACCTTCTGAATCTCATGAAAGGGTTGCCGCAAGACGCAACCGACGACCAGCGTATGAACACCTTGCGCGGCAACGGCTATTTCGACGAGGCTGACAAGCTCGATACGTCGATCCAGAACCGAACCAAGACGAAGGCCGAGGCCCAAAAGAATCAGGCCGAAGCCATGGGCAAGTATCTCGATGCTACGAAGCAGGTCGCTGGCCGAGTTATGTCGATGCCGACGCCAGAAAACGCCAATGCAGCCTTGAATAGCATGGAAATCTTGGGTAAGCAGTTGGGCTTCGACGTCAGCGGGGATATCGCCAATGAGCGACAGGCGCTCGCAAATCTGAGAACCCCAGATGAGATCAAGCAATGGGCGGCTAGCCATTCCATACAAGCGGATAAGATGCTGCCGAAGGTCGACACGCGAAACCTTGGTGGCACAACCGATACGATTAGCATCGATCCCGTAACTGGCGCCGTAAGGGTGGTCAACAGTGCGAAGAACACGCAATCGCCGGACAATGCTGCGACAAATGCCCGCGTGGCTGCCGAAGGTGCGGCGAATCGCCGGAAGGACTTCACCATCGCAGGCCTCAGCCCTGATGGAACGCCCGGGGGCGAGATCGAAACTACCGCACAGGCCATCGCTAAGGGACAATTGCCCCCACCGTCTGGCATGGCCCTGATGAACCCCAAGAACCAGCGTGTCCTCGCCAGGGTCATGGAAATCAATCCGGACTACGACTACACGACTGTGGCGGCGAAGAAGAAAGCCGCATCTGACTTTACATCTGGCCCGCTGGGCAATGCCCTGCGCTCTGTCTCGACCGCGAATGACCACCTCGACCAACTGGGCGAATTGGTGGACGCGCTCGGCAACGGCAACACACAGATAATTAACAAGGCGAAGAACGCCTACCTGACCGCTACAGGCGACCCCGCGCCGACGAACTTTGATGCGATCAAGAACATCGTCGGCCAAGAGGTTGTGAAAGCCATCGTGGCCGGCGGCGGATCGATGACAGAACGAGAGGAAGCAGCCAAGACCTTCAGCACCGCCAGTTCGCCGGCGCAGCTCAAGGGCGCGATTCAGCACTATCGAATGGTGATGGGCGCGCAGGCGGACAACCTGATGGAGCAGCGCCGCGCGGCCGGTCTACCGGACAGCACCCTGCCGAACTACAAGAAGGGTACAGCAGCAGCGGCGCCAGCGATCCCAGCCACGAACGCCAAGGGCTGGACACTGCATACGGACGCTAATGGCAACCGCGCCTATGTCAGCCCTGATGGCAAGTCCTACGAAGAGGTGAAGTGATGCCATTCGATCTCGCAACCGCGAAGCCGGTCGCATCCGGTGGCTTCGACCTGAAGACGGCCAAACCGGTGGTACCGACCGCCTCGCAGGATAGCCCGGGCATGCTCGACAGCATCAAGCAAGGCGCTGTCAACCTTGCGGCTGGCGCAGTTCGCGGTGCTGGCTCGATCGGCGCTACGATCCTTGCCCCAGTCGATATGATCAGCGACGCTATGGATGGCAAGGGTCTATCACTCGCATCCAACCGCCAACGGCGTGCCGATATTGATGCTGGTTTGACCTCACTCGTAGGCTCGGACCCCAACTCGCTGCTCTACAAGACCGGCAAGCTGGGCGGCGAGGTGGCCGGGACTGCTGGCGTAGGCGGCGTTTTGGCAAACGGCGTGCGCGCCGCGGCGCCTGCATTGGAAAGTGTAGGCATCGCCGCTCCTACTCTACAGCGGCTAGCGAACGCGGTTGAAACAAGTGGCTTCCGCACGGGGGCCCCGGCCGCAACGACCACTGGGCAGCGCTTGGCGGATATTGCCACGCGGGCGACCGGCGGAGCTATTACCGGTGGTACCTCTGCTGCATTGATCAATCCGGATAGCGCCGGCACTGGCGCCGTGGTCGGGGCTGTGCTGCCACCAGCAATCGCGGGGTCTGGGAAGGTCTTGAATCAAGCTGGCAAAGGACTATATGCGCTCGCTCAGCCCTTCACAAAGGCCGGTCAGGAAAACCTCGCAGGGCGCATCATCAATAAATTCGCAGAAGACGGACCGACGACGCTGGACATGACACAGCATGTGCCTGGTTCGACGCCGACGCTAGCAGAGGCTACTGGGAATGCCGGGATCGCGCGCCTCCAAAGCGCTGCCCGTGACGTGAAGCCAAATATATTCGCTGAGCGTGAAGCAAACAATGCGGCTGCGCGCAACGCAATATTCGATGAGGCAGCCGGGGACGCTGGGAAATTGGATTTCTTCAAGGCTTCGCGCGGCCAGGCCGCCGACGATCTGTACAGCGAAGCATTGAAGACCGACATTGCCGCCAATATGACGCCCTTTATCAAAGGCCAGGTGACACAACTCCTCAAGCGCCCATCGGTTCAAGATGCGCTCCAAACGGCCGAGCGTTGGGCATTGGAGCGAGGAGAGAAGCCGGATGTTGGCGGCAGTATGGCCGGGTTGCATGACATGAAGACCGCCCTTGACGATCAGATTTCGGCAGCCGTGCGAGCAGGAAAAGGGGGCGAGGCCAAGGCGCTGAGTAACACGAAAGACAAATTGTTGATGGTCATGGAAAAGCTCAGCCCGGACTACCAGCAGGCTCGTATTACCTATTCCGAGATGAGCAAGCCGATCAACCAGATGGAGACATTGCAAGGCCTGCGGTTGACGGATGCTCAGGGCAATATGACCCTTTCCAAGGTGCAGAACGCGATTGACAACCTGGAACAGCGCATGACACAGAGCGGTACTGATCCGGCGAAAGCACTGACTGCTGATCAGATCAATACCCTGAAGTCGATTCGCGACGATCTGTTGCGCAAGTCGCGTGCGAGTGCGGGGAAATCGGCTGGCTCAAACACGTTTCAGAATATCGCCACGGACAACATCATATCGTCGATCCTGCCTGGGAAAATGGGTGAAGTTGTCGGCAACAAGGTAGGTGGTGTGGCCGGCCAATTTGGCCGGCTGATATATAGCGGCCCGAACGAGGCAGTGCGGAACAGGCTGGCGGAACTGATGCTAGACCCGCCAGCAGCAACGGCGGCCATGGAATCGGCAGGACAGCCGATGTTGCAGCAGATTGCGTGGCCGAATGTCACGGCTCTATCGAGTTCTGGTCGTCCGGCTTTGCAGCTTCTTTATCGCGCCGCTCCTCCCATAGCGACTTCCCGGTGAAAAGACCATAGAAGAAGCTACCGAGCCCAGCGATGATAACCAGAATGATTGCCTTGTAGATGATGAATTTTTCGTAGTCGCTCACTGTTTCCTCCTGACTAAGCTTCACAGCTTACCACCAACCCGCCCGGGCAACTGAGGCGGGTTTTTTATTTGCCTAAGCCATGCCACAGTTTCCATTAGTCGGCGGCGCGTACCAATCGCGCTCGCTGAACCTCGACGCTCAAAGGTGCATAAATTTATTTCCAGTGCTCGGCGAAAGCGGTAACGCCAAATCCGTGCGCGCGCTGTTCGGCACGCCTGGCCTGCGTCGGCTGGCTACGCTCGCCGGCGGCGCGATCCGCGGTCTGTATCGGCCATCGACGGGCGATGCCATCGCAGTGGCCGGCTACAACGTCTACCGCGTGGCGACTGACTTCACGGCTACGCTCGTTGGCACGATCGATTCGAACGATACGGTCGCTTCGATCAGGGACAACGGCACGACGGCAGTGCTGGTGACTGGCGAACATGGCTACAAGTTGGACCTGGCCGCCAACACGCTCACGGAGATCACGGACGATGGGTTCTATGGCGCCACGTGCGTCAGCTACAACGACAACTCGTTCATCCTCGACCGGCCAAACACGAATCAGTTCTACATCAGCGCGGCCGATGGTTCCGTGACGTTCGACCCGCTTGATTTCGCCAGCGCAGAGAGCAACGCTGAGCCGATCGTCTCACACATCGTGAACCACGGTCAGGTCCTGCTGTTCAAGCGCACCGTCACCGAAGTGTGGGGCGACAGCGGCAACGCTGACTTCCCCTACTCTCGCGACGGCAACGCACTGATCGAACAGGGCTGTGCTGCTGCCCACTCCGTGGTCGATCTGGACAACTCCGTATTCTGGCTGGGCGAGGACAAGAACGGTCACGGCGTGGTCTGGCGGCTGAATGGATACACCCCTCAACGCGTCTCGCACGATGGCGTAGAGAAGGCGATCCAGGGCTACAGCGATATATCGGATGCGCGGGCCTACGCTTATCAGCAGGAAGGCGAGACCTTCTACGTTCTGAATTTCCCAAGCGCGAACGCAACATGGGTGTATGGCGTGAAGGCCAATCTCTGGCACGAACGGGCATGGCGCGATCCGGACACGACCCAGTTGAATCGGCACCGCTCCAACTGCCACATGCTGTGGGCTGGTCTGCACGTCGTTGGCGATTGGGAGAACGGCGCCCTGTACGCGCTGGATCTCGATTGCTTCGATGACGATGGCGATCCTCTGCTGGCCCTACGCTCGTCGCCACATGTGGCTGATGGTGACTATCGCCGCATCCGTTTCCACGGCCTGCAAGTGGACGTCGAGGCCGGCGTTGGTCTGAACGTCGGCCAGGGCGACGATCCACAAATGATGGTGCGTTGGTCCGACGACGGCGGCCACACATGGAGCAATCTGCGAACGACGCCGATGGGGAGGATTGGTCAGTACCGCGCACGCGCGCGGGTACGGCGCTTGGGTGCTGGACGTGATCGAGTATTCGAGATCTCGATATCTGACCCAGTGAAACGCGTGATCCTCGGGGCATCCGTTGACGCCGAGGGCCTGACGAGATGAGCACCTTGAACCTTTTCCCGGCGCGCGTGCCAATCGGCGTCGTGCAACAGGATGGCACCGTATTGATGACGCCGGAATTCGTGCGCGCGATGCGGGCTCTTCTCGATCGTGTCGGCGGCCCGGATGGAATGGGTTCCGAAGACTTGGCCATTCTGGCGTCGGCCGTGACACAAGCAAGCGCCGCGCAGTCCAAGGCTATCGAGGACGTCGAGACGGCAATATCCCCTTACCTGTCCGCTCAAGTTTTGGCACTTCTGACCGAGATCGCGGAGCTTCGTGCGCAGGTAAATGAGGTGGTCTTGCTGCGCGCCGAATTGGCCGAGATGCGCAAGGGATTGGAAGTGGTCGAGATTCAAGCAACGTACCGCGACCCCGGTCGCGTCGACTGGGAGCGCCCAGGGAAAATCGGCTCTCTCACCGCGAACTCGGGTGCTTTCACGACTGTGCAATCGAGTGGCGGTGCCGGCTTCAATGGGGCTACACCACAGACCGCGTACGCATCAGGAGGCGCCTTGGCTGCATATGCCGCCGGCGCGAATGGGCTCGATACCGCGGCGCATATGTCTGCGCTGCATGCCATGGTGGTATCGATCAGGGCGGCGCTTGTCGCCAACGGGATCATGTCCTGACAACACAAACTGCTTTCAACAAGGCTCGCTTCCGCGGGCCTTTTTTTATGGGCAAACGAAATGACGATCGCACAAAAAAACATCATCCCTGGCGTCTTGCTGACCGGCTCCGCGGCCACGTATTACACGGCACCTGCCCTCACCCGGGTACGCATCTGCAATGCCACGCTGACGAATAACAGCGGCGGTGCCGTGGCGTGCACGGTGAACATCGTGACATCTGGCGACACCGCGGCGCTCAAGAACCAGAAGATCTCGGCCCGTTCGATTGCCAGTGGCGAGACCTATACGTGCCCAGAGTTGATCGGGAGAATCCTTGAGCCTGGCGATTTCATTTCAGCCTTGGGCTTGAACGTCGCGCTCGACGTGTCCGCATTCACCCAAGTCTAAGGGGCTCGCAATGACTACCGTCTTGATGCCGGTCCCGAAGCAGCAATATTTCAACTCCACCAACCAACGTTTCCTTGCCGGAGGCAAGCTTTACACCTATGCGGCCGGCACCACGACGCCGAAGGCAACCTATACCGACTCCGCAGGGGCCACGCCGCAAGAAAACCCGATCATCCTCAATGCCAGAGGCGAGCCAGACAACCCGATTTACTGGGATGGCTCCTATAAGGTGGTCCTCAAGGATGCTGCTGGCAGCACGATTTACACGGTAGACAACTACAAGTCCGACCCCTTTGGTATTGTGGCGTTTATCGCCAGCCTTGCCGCATCTGCAGGATCAACCCTGATTGGCTTCCTTCAGGCTGGTGCTAACGCGGTTCTGCGTACGGTCCAAAGCAAGTTGCGCGAGACGGTCAGCATCGAGGATTTTGGCGCTGTCGATGGAAGCCTTGCCGATGCGTCGGCCGCCATCATCGCCGCAGCTGCGACCGGAAAAGCTATCCGCATCCCCGGCAAGTACGTGGTGTCTACCGCTATTACCATCGACCGTTCCAATCTGGTGCTCATCGGTGACAACCCGGGCTACTCGGAAATCATCTCGAAGGTAGCGACGGGCTACACCATGACGCTCGGCACCACGGCAGTACCGGCCAAGGGTGGGCTTGTCGTTCGTGGGCTAATCTTCACGCGCTCGTCTGGTACTACGAGCTGCCTGCGCATCACCGAGAACCTGGACGCCGTTGTCGAGTACAACACATTCACTGGATTCTCCGATTATGCGATCGAAGCTAATCAGTCGGATGGCATCCAAATACTGCACAATCTCATTTTTGGCGGCTCGGTGAAGCTGTATTCGGAAATGGACCGCGCGATCGTCGCTTACAACGATATCCAGGCATCTCCGAATCATCCATGCCTTGAAATTTACGGTGGATCGGCACAGTCCATCTACCGCAACTTCCTGAATTGGAGTCAGCACGAGGCAATTGTGCTGGGCTATGACTCGGTACGTGGCGACTATTCGCAATGCCCGTCGATCCGTAATAACTACATCGAACGCGTCTGCCAAACTGATAATGGCAGCCTGAACCGTCCATTCATCCATATCGGAAAACCGATCGATCAAACAGGCGCCGCCTATGCTGGTACCGAAGTTGTACGGTGGGCCGAGATTGATGGGAATTACATAAATGCGGATGTCACCAATGCCAATCTGGCCAAAGTAGTCCCGGCCCTTTTCGAGCGTGCGCTCGAAGTACATTGGGATGGCAACCGCCCCATCAATTTCACGAATGGTGGTGGCAATGCGCTTTACCCGCGAATCAAGTACCCGCTGCGTAATTTCCGTTCTGCCAACCACAACACGAAATATGTAGATCTGTCCTCGGGCGGAAATGGCGCATACCAGCAATTCCTGTGGCCGGCACTTTCGATGTATCGCCCGGTAGAAGTATTCATGGGTGGGATATCAATCACTACCGATGGCACAGGCGCGGGCAACTATACATTCTCGAACATCGATACCGGCGTGAATGGCCTCGATACCGGACGCATGATAATCCTGGCCACGCCGCAGAACGACTGTCGCGTCAACACCAGCAACTATTCGGTATCAAGCGGGACCGCTAGCGACGGCTCAGACCTCATCGGGTGGAAAGTCAACGTAATTGGCGGCCCGGCGTCGTCGACCGTCGGCGTGGTGGTATTTGCCCGCGTGCTCGTCCCGTAATCGTTTCATCAACCACCCACTATCCTTGAAAGGAAATCTATGAAATCGAACATGGCAACCGGCACTGGCGGCGGCAAACAACGTCCGACCGAAGATGCAGTCAAACAGAAAGCCAAAGCACCGGCGAAGAAAACGAAATGAACTCGTGGCGCGTGCGCTGCGTGGCAGCAGCAATGATGCTCCTGGTGATGTACGGCCACGCTTGGGTAACTGAGACGTTGCCGAATACACCGGCTGGCATGTTGATGTTTCACGGCAGCGCCGCGCTGCTTGATTGGCTGCTGTTGTGTCTTGCACCAATGCTGCTGTCAGGGCGGCTATGCAATCACACCCAATGGCTTTGCTTCGCTTCCATCGGCGGCAATTTCTCCGGTTGGATTCTATACATGTGCTACGCACCGCCCAACTACTACGACTGTCTCATGTGGTGGTTGACCGTTGCGCAGTTGGTAAGGCTTTTTATCCCTGACCGCGCCGATGAAGATACTACTACTAACCATTCTTGGTTCGATATGGTTCGCCATAGTTTTACTCTCGGCAGTGGCAATTATCCTTGAGCATAAAAATGATGAGAGAAAGCGAAAGCGCGCGATCGATGATCGAAGCTGTAATCGGAAACCATAAGGTCGCCCCGGCGATCGCCTTAAGCACTACCGCAATAGGAGAAGCCGCAAGGCGCGATGTGATCCAGGGTTGGCTGGCGATTGTGTCGATGGGGATCGGCATTATCACGAGCCTCCTGATTGCTGGGTGGTGGGCTATCCGTGTCGAGAAGGCCTGGCGCGAGCGTTCCCAGGACAAGAAGGAGGAATCATGAGCATCATTGATCATATCCGCGCATCGCGGAAATCGTTCACGGTATGGCTTAATGCGTTGCTGCTGGCCGCATATCCATTCGCTGATCAGATCATCGCAGGCATCCATGACAATCTATCCGACCTGGCGCCATATCTCCCGGCGAATGTATTCCGCGTAGTTGGTTTAGCCCTTGTCATCTACAACATCGTGCACGGTGCGCATGTAGCTGCTAAAGCAGCGAAGGCGGCGCAATGAATCCTGACGAATTCCTCGATCAGCTGTTGCCGGCCGCCCTGACCTGCCAGCACACAAGCGGCATCCCAGCTTCGTTCACGCTGGCACAGGCCGCACTTGAATCTAGTTGGGGCGCCCGTGCGCCTGCGTTCAACCTGTTCGGCGTGAAACCGGGTCCGGCCTGGAGTGGTCCAGTAGTACAGGTCGACACACACGAATATGTCAAAGGCGTTCGCGTGCCAGTCAAATGCGCCTTCCGCGCGTATGGAAGCTGGCTGGATTGCATGAAGGATCACGCACAGTTCTTCCTGCAGAACCCGCGCTATAAGCCATGCTTCCGTGAGAAGACCGGCGAAGGCTGGGCACGCGCAGCAGCGGCGGCCGGCTATGCCACGGACCCAGCGTATGCCGACAAGCTGATCGCCATCATCCGCGGACGAAACTTAGCACGCTTCGATAGCCAGTCAACAGAGGTGACGTCGTGATCGGCATCGACATGCTCGATCGCTTCTTGACCGGACTGGTAATCGCCGCCGTGCTGGCTGTGGCTGGATGGTTCGGGCTGCATCACTACGGCACCGAGCGATATGACGCTGGCTATGCCGCTGCGATCGCCGCCAGCAAAGCTCAGCACGACCACGACGCCGCAGCATATCTGAAACTGGAATCGGATCAACGGGCCCAAAACGCCAAACGCGATGCTGACGCCACACGAAAGGAACAGGAACATGCTCAAGCTCTCGCTGATGCTCAGCGCCGTGTGCGTGCTGGCACTGACCGGCTGCGCTGCCCCGCAAGCACCGTACAGCCCACCACCGCGACCACAGATCGACCCGTTACCACCGCGCCTGCAACTGACGGAACAGGACCGGACCTTATGCCGGAGGCTGCTGCTGACGTTCTCGGCTACGGAGCAGCAATTGCAGGCCTCGTGTCACGATATGCCGAGGTCGTCGAGCGGTTCAACGAGTGCCGGGCAGTGAATGCGAAGTAGGCGTCCGAGCCTACAGAAATACAGTTGTAAGTCATTGTTTTTCGCTCTCGCATACAGTGGTTTTGTGTTGGTCTCAAAATGCCATACTACAACCGTAAGCCACTGAATCAAAAGGCGAAATTGACTGCCGACATATCATACCGATTTGGCATACCTGATTGGTCCCAAGACGTAGTATCCATGCGTGTTTCACTGATCAGCACTGAAATTCGTAGAATATTTTACGAAAATCACGCGGTCGAAATGATCTTCCACTCGCCCCTCAAATCGTCGTATCTCAACGTCGTCGCGGCGTTCTTGTGACCCAAAATCATCTGCGCAAACTCCGCCCCCTGTTCCTCCCGATAGAGGCGCTCGGCCAAGCTCCGGATCTCGTGGAACGTTACTGGCGTCCGCCCATCCTTCGGTTCGATTTCGGCAGCTTCACGTGCTCTGATGAATGCGCTTGAAATTGCGTCACCTGGGACTCGATGTCCCGGCTTGGCCGGTCCCCAGTGCTTCACGTGATGCACGAGATACTGCGTTGCTATCGAGTCGCGACAGCTTTTTACAACGTCTGAAATCGACATGCCCAGCTTCTCCAGCCGAATTTCTCCATCGAGGGCAAGGCGTGTTCGTCCTCCGCTCTTACCTTGCGCAACATGAAGCCGGCCATCGTGCCAATCCGAAAACTTCATGCGCAGAATGTCTTCGCGGCGCTGTCCAGTCACTAATGCGATATTCATCGCGTTGCGCAGCCAGACAGGTCCGGCATCCCGGATTGCGATAAACTGCTCGAAACTCATCCGCTCACGAGTTACGATGACCTTCGGCGTGCGTGTCGCCGTTACAGGGCTCCGGCCGGCTTCGATCAGCCCTTGCGTCTCGGCCCATCGGAAGATGTCCTTCAGGCGAGCACGCATCATGGAGGCCGCAGTTGCCCCATACGTGTCCTTATACTCGTCAATGTATTTCGCGATCGTCGCTGTGGAGATTTCCGTGAGCCGACGCTTGGCGAACTCTTCCTTCTCAAGCCTTCGCCAATAGACCGAGTAGTTGAGCAGCGTTACAGGCGCCGGCTGCGTCTCTTCCATCCATAGTTGCTTGTATAGCGGAATCCACTCAGCAAGCGTGTATTCGGCCTTCCCCATGACCCAATCGACAAGGGAATCCGGCTCGCGTGTGGCAAGTGCCGCATTCGCTTTTCGTGCCGCCTGAAAGGCCATGGCCCGGTCGCGCCCGAGCCCCTTCTGCTTTTTCGTCTGAGGGTTCCTATAGTAGAAGTACCCCAGCGGGTTCTGGTACAAATTCGGCGGGAATGCCCTGTTCTTGGCTAGTCTCTGTCGTCCCATATCAGTCGTTCACATAGCGTGCATCGCGCTTAACTCGCCACAGGCGCCCGATCTTCTCTGGCTGCGGTTGGATCCTGCCGTCGTGCACCCATTTCCGCAGCGTGTTGACGTGAGGCGCCTTCGAAAACATGGCCTCGGCCCATTCTTGCAGAGTGATGTATCGCGATTGGATCGCTGGTTTCGTGCTCATCATTCCCTCCCCCTTTCTGTCGTAATCGCTGGCCACCTGCATTTGCTCAACGTGTGGTTGCCGCCGCACCTCGTGCACTGATCTGGCGAAGTCCACAACAGCCACCACAGCCACATAGCGATGGTGGGGTTCATGGACGATCCTTCCCGGCTTTGGTGTGAGCTTCAATAGCGGCGTCGATTCTCTTGTCGAGCGCGTCAAACGACAGCGGGCCGATGTATTGCATGCGGTCCATTGCGCGCATTTGTTCGACAACGATTGGATGCTCCCATTGCCCGACGCTTTTCTCGCGCAGCCAGCGATACCGCTCCGCATCTTTCTCCACCGTTACCGCTGCGGGAGCCGCGCAGGTACTCGAAAAATTCGATGAACTGTTTGTTTGGGCCGCGCGCAGCCGCTCGACTTCGGCGCGGAGTTCGGCAATTTCTTCGCATGCGAGGTTCAACCGTTTATTCGGCCCGTCCATTTCGTGGGCACGGTCTTGCCAGCGCTTTACGTCTCTTGCCGCCAGCGCCTTCATCTTTTCGATGTCCACGGTCATGCTGCTTCCTTCTGGCGTCTAGCGCCCTTGTATTGCGGTTGCGGATCGCGCGGCAGTGGCCAGCGCGGAGCGTATAGGATGTCGAACCACGATCCGCTCTTGTTCGGTACGACCAAGCCGGGCACATCAAGATAGCCGGGCTCGGACTGAACTACGATGGCATCCAGCACTTCGCACGGCACGGCGATGTCGTAGCCGGTGTGGTAGTAGCCTAGGTGCTCGGCAACTCTGGATTCTGCGTACTTGCCGGCGGCCTCGGTGCGGTAGCAATAGCCCTTGTCATCCGGCCGCCATAACGTGATGTATTTGTCTTGTCTTGCCGTGTGCTTCACGCTGACAACGTAGAATTCGCGTTCCTTTTCGATGTCCATTTCATGCCTCCTTGGGGTCGATCTTGTGCGCCTTGAACGCGACGACGTTTTCCAACTCTCGCTTGACGCCGCCAGCCTCACAGAACTCGCGCCACAGCTTCAGGTGCCCGGCACAGTAGTGAACCTCGGGCGCGATCTCGGTGGCGTGGTCGTCGCACATTGGGCGGTCGCAGGTCTTACCTTCGCCCACAGGGTAGTCGCACAAGAAGTCACCGAAGCCAGCGCAGTCAGCGCAGTGCGGGCCGAGATCGCCGCACATGAACATCGTTCCGCCGTCGCGCGATTTCGTGATGTAGCACGGCATCAGGCTTCCTCCTTCCCACTGTTCTTAGGTGTAGGGGCGGCAGCGATCATGGCGGCATCGATCATCATTCGTACCCCCATAAGCTCATCCCATTCGTTAGGTTCGTCGCGCCCATTCTCGCTGGCGAAGTGCGAGGCATAGTCGTACTTATCCCATTCGACCGTTGTGAAGCCATCGATGTCTTTCATGGCGAACATCAGACGTTTGGCGTCATATGCCGCATCGTCAGTTCCAGCAGTGCGCCCGTCGATGTAGGCGATGAGGCGCTCTACCGTGTCATCGCTCTGCCAACTGCGATCTGCTTGCAACAGCATGCGGAACTCAGGATCGTCACCGATGCTCGCCGTCTTCCGTTCTGCCAGCTCGCGCTTGAGGCTTCTGATGTTGGCGTGGATGCTCCCGACGTCAGGGTCTCCGTCAGCGTCAGGGGCGAACTCGCTGGCATATGCGATGCGTGCGGCCTTGTGTTCACTCAGTTCGCGCTCAAGCTGGCGGATACGCTCGGCATACGTGGCGATGGCTTCGCGTTGAATCTGTCTGACCTGATCTGCACTGTAGAGCACATGCAAACTGTCCAGGTGCTGGCCCACCAGCATTTTGGCTTTCGGCAGCGGCGGCAATGGGATTTCTGAGAAATCCTCCACGATAGGGGCGGAGACAGGAGCGGTGCGGCGGTTCCATTCTTCGACCGATTCAGCCAGTGCGCCACAGTCGCCGCATCCGGGGCCGGTCTTGCCGTCATTCTGCGACCACTCGGCTGGATCGATGTTCGCGCTGCCGCAGAACGGACAGGGTTTCAGGTGTTCAGCCATTGCTAGGCTCCTTCTTCATATCCGGGCACGACCCATTGCATACACAGTCAAGGCCAAGGCATCGCGGGATCGGCGCGCTTGGTTCGTCGTCAACCTCGTAATACAGGTGACCGCGCAGCCTTACCGCGCCGCAGTTGTGACACCTCCAAACACTGCGCTTGCCGCCGCGATAGTTGATTTCGTCACCGTAGATGTTACGGATGTGAACTAACCAATGGCCCTTCATGCCGCACAAAACGCGCTTTATGAATTTAGGTGGCATTCTTCTTCTCCTGTTCAGCGCTTGCGGCGATTGCTGCGCGCTCTCGGATTGCAATGGGCACGTCATCACAGCCGAGCCGTTCGCCAAGCTTCATGATCGCTGCATCCACGAACGGAGGCTTGCCATAGGCGACTGGCAGGCGGCGGTACAGCCACATCATCATGTTCAGCGAATCGGTCAGAAGCTTCTCATCGCCCTCGCCAGCATTCGATGCATGGGATGCGCCCTGGTTACGTTTTGCGGCGCCGACCGCTGCCGACAGTCTTGCGATAAATTCCGCTGTGTGCGGCTGCTTCCAGTCGAGGGAATGCCATCGTTCGACCACAGCATCAGCGGCTTCGATAAGCTCATTGGGTGTATGGGATACGCCCAATTCCCCGATCAGCGCAAGCACATCGGCCTTCACCTCGCACCACGTAACGTCGTCAGGCCCGAAGCCGCGCTTGCTCCAGTCCTTGAAGCGGCGATACAGCGCGGTCACGATTTCGTCAGCACTCTTTTCCGCTGGCGCAGCATCCCGGCTGGGTGCTTGGGCGCGGCTGTTGACTGCTCGAACAATGAACTCGGCAAAAACTTCGTTGGCCTTCCGTTCTTGCGCAAGTCCTTCTTCATCGTCTAGCGGCAGCTGGGTATGCGTGTTCAGGTCGAACACTGGATATCCGGATGCATCGCAGATACGGACAACATCGTTCTTGTCGGTCGACCAGTTAAACGGCAACTCGTATTCGATGCCGGGCGTAGTTAGAGCTCCGCCGCTCGCGCTTGCCGTAGTGGCCGCAGGGGTGAAGCGCTCGGGCCGACGTTTGCAGCCATCCCGGTGTTCGCCGCCCCAGCTATTGCAGTCGGCGCAGTATCCCGCTTCTGCCTGCTGTGCGGCCGGTGCAGGCGCTGCCGCGATCATTGCGCGGTAAGTTTCGCTGAAGCCGCAAGGGTATACGTTGTCGGCGGCAGCTTTCATTTCTGGCGTCGGCTCCAGCGGCACCAGCTTGTAGCCAGCAGGTGCTTCGGGCGCGGCTTGCTGGTCAGCGATGAGTGCCACAATTTTATCGGCCAGCGGGTCGATATCGTGGCTGCTGCACCAGTCGATTCCAGCCCCCACGCGGCCACGGCGATCCGCATGCTCGGCGGCATAGTCGGCAATGGCCTGCCCGATGTTGTCGCGTAAGTTGTCGTGCAAGGCGTCCGCCTGCTCGGTTACGCGCGGCAGGGCGAGCGCGGCGCGCGCTTCAGCAATCCATCCTCGCACTTCAGCGGCCGAATGAAATGCTTTGCGCTCTTGAATACCGGCCGCGATTCTTTCCAACTTATCCAGGTCTGCGCCTGCGGTGTTATGGTTATCCATTGTTCTGTCCTTCACAGTCCGTAATACGCCGGCACCGCTGCATCGCCGTCGATATCGTTGTCGTCGAGTTGCCCGTCGCCCCCATTCAGGGGGTTAGCTGATCCCTTGGTCTGGCCTTGCTCGGCGCTGGCCGCTTCGTCGTTCAAGCGCTTGGCCTCGGCTTCGGCCTTCGCCTCATCGTAGAAGCGCTTGGGGTCTGTGTTATCCGCGCGCATCAGGCATTGCTGGCCGCCGTAAAATTTGGGGTTGTGCTTCCATACGACCCAAAAGTGCCGTCCGTTATAGGTCTGTCGACCCTCGACTTTCCATTGGACGGCGCTCATGCTGCACCGCCTTCCTGGGTGTTAGCTGATCCAGTCTGGAGAGCGCGGATAGCTGCGTCAGCTTCGGCCCACACCGGGTGGTCTTCGGCCATGTCTTCCAGTTCCATATCGCAGCGGTCCTCTTCATCGCGGCGAATATTCCAGATTGCACGCGCAACGGCCTCGCGCACATCATCAGGAGCGTTCTGCGCGCAGGGTTGGCCCTTGAGGGAGCGGATATGCTTGGCGAGATATTCCGCAGCGTATTCCTTGTTCACATCGCCAACATCCAACCAGTCATTGCCTATTTCTACGCAAGCCTTCGCTGCTTCTTCCAGCGCCTGATTGCGGATTGCCTCGGCGTTCTGTGCGCCTTCTCGCCTACCTTTTTCCAATCCCGCTGCAAAGCCGATGTTATGCGCAGCGAATACTTCGTCATCGGTTGGTACACCGGCAGGAGCTACCGATGCGCGCAGCGCTTCACGCATCTGTTCGGCGGTGTACAGGGGAATGGTGGCCGTCGCGCTGCGCTTGCCATGAACCGGCACCGCACCTTTGCCATTGCCGCCTGCCGCAAGGCGGGAACGTGATTCCATGGTCATCCATAAGCCCGCTTCCGGCAGGCTGTACACCGGCTCGGCCTGCGCCTGTCTTGCCAGATAGGCCGCGAGGGTTGCTCGTCGCGCATGGTCGGCCCAGTCGTGGATGTGATCGATGAGCGCAGCGTATGCCTCACGCCATTCTTCTTCGGTGCTGCACTCGGCGTTCGATGCGTCGCAGACCTTGCCCAGCAAGTTGCCGAACTCGACCGTGTCGACACTATCCACATCCGCCACGCTACCTGCTTCAGTCAGGGCGGTGGGTGCAGCTTGCTTGTCGAGGATCGCCAGTACATCAGCAATCGCGGCCCGGTATCCGCGACGGAAAAGCGCACCGTCTGGTCCTATCGTGACATCATCAGGGACATCAGGCTTCA